GACATCGCCTCCCGTGATTGCCGCGACCCGAAACGCCGGGCCGCGTGCCAGGCCGACATTGTGCTTGCACTCAAGACGTATTTCCCGAAGGATTTTGAGCAGGAGTTTACGACGCTCCGTCGCGAGATCGCTGAAATCCTGATGCAAGCCGCTTCGCACGGCGGCGACCAGGCGATCGCAGCTCCCCGCGGCGACGGAAAAACAACCATCGTCGAGTGCGTCACGATCATGGGTATCCTGCAGGGTCACCTGCGATTTCCGCTGATCTGTGCGGCGACCGGTCCTGACGCCGACCGGATCCTTCGCAACATCAAAGAACGGCTTGATCGGCCTGAAAACAACAAGGCCCTGGTCGACGATTATCCCGAACTGGATGCGATCGTTGCCTTGGATGGACGCGCACAACGCGCCAACGCCCAAACGGTCGACGGAAAGCGTACCTATCTCCGCTGGTCCGGCAACGAAATCCGCTTCCCGACCTATCCCGGTGCCAAGTCGAGCGGGGCGGTGGTCGCGACCCGCGGCCTCGACGCGGCTGTCCGCGGCGTGCGAGTCGGAGCCCTGCGCCCGGATTTGGTGATCATCGACGATCCGGAAACGCGGCAGTCGGTCACGAGCGAGCCGCAAACCAACCAGCGGCGGCTGTGCATTGAGCAGGACCTGGCTGGCCTCGGTGCCCCCGGAAAGAAACTGGCCCGCGTCATGCTGACGACCTGCATGCGCCGCGAATCGCTGAGCTACGAGTACACGTCGAGAACCCTGAAACCGGCCTGGCGTGGCCGCAGGTATCGCTGGATCGAAAAGTGGCCCAACCGCGAAGACCTCTGGGATGAATACACGCAACTCCGGTCCGCAGACCAGGCAACCGGCGACGAGTTCGCCAGGCGGGCCCACAAGTTCTACCTGCGCAATCGCAAACGCATGGACGCTGGTGCCGAGGTCAACAACCCGTACCGGTATGTCGTTGATCTGTGCCCCGACGGATCGCAGATGGAAGCCTCGGCCCTGCAGTCCGCCTACAACATCATCGCGGACCGCGGCCGCGAGCATTTTGACACCGAGTACCAGAACGATCCGCCAGCCGACGATGAAGAGGTTGGCGTTTCTCTGTCTGCACATCGCGTCCAAACGCAGCTTTCTGGATTGGAACGCAACGAGATCCCGCCCGGTTGCGTGCTGATCACGCAGGGCATCGATGTTCGCAAGGTGGCGCTGCATTGGGTGGTCCGAGCCTGGCGACCGGATGCCACCGGCTACACGATCGATTACGGCGTCGAGGAAGTGCTGAACACGGTATACGGCTCGGACGAAGGGCTCGACCAGGCGTTGCTCCGCGCGATCTGGAGCCGCATGGAAACCTTTGCCGGCGAACAGTACCACGCGGCCGAGGGCATGCCGCTCGATCACTTGACGCTGATCGACGCCGGATGGCGTGATCGCTGGCTGACCGCTGGCGGCATGCCTGGCTCGCTGATGCTGTTCGGCAGGCCGAGCAACAAGCGCGACCGGCTCGGTCCCGACGAGAAACAGCACTTCTCCTATGCTAAGCACATTGTCGCGGAGTCCGAGGTTGAGGAAGTGGTGCAGGGCAAACTGGTGCGCAAATGGAAATCCAAGTCGAAAAACAACCACTATCTCGATGCCAGCTACATGGCTGACGTGGCCGCTGCGATGCGCGGCATCAGCGATGGCTTTCGCGTGACTGAAGCCAGGCCGAGCAATCCGCAACCTCCTGGCAACCAATCCGGATGGATGCAGCAATAGGGAGACGTCGAATGTCCTACGGAAACAGCCTGGAGCGGTGCAAGAACCCGCGTTGCCCGTATTGCGGCTGCGAAGAAAGCAAGATCCTGCGGTATCCGCCCAACAAAACGCAATCGTGGATGAGCCAGGGCCAAGCCCGCTGCCTGAACTGTAACCGGCGATTCCACTTCCGCGCTGTGCCGAGCGACGAACAGCAGGAACCGCAATTCGGTCCGCCGCCGCTGAACTACCAGCAACCGCCGCCGCTAAACCACCAGCAACCGCCGCCCGTCACCGGGGCCAGGCACCAGGAACAAAGCCGCAAGTTCCGCGTCTTCATCTGCGGCGACTGTGGATCGCGGTGCAAAATCCGCTATACACGCGGCGAGGTGCGGTCCTACAAGTGCGAAAATCCGGACTGCAACAGGATTTACAAGGTCGTTGGGACCGAGGAAATCGAGTTGAGGGAAATTTGATCTTGCGCATAGATTCTAAGCGCTGGGGGTAGCGTTGCAGCCGAAATAGCGTCACGCTCGCCCGCATGTCCTCTATTGCAACCGCCCAGACACTCGACGCAGCCGCCCGCGCCGCCATCGATTCAGGCGACTGGACAACGGCCATCGAAAAGCTGTTGCAGCTCCAGACCGCTCTGGCGGCCATGCCGAATGTCGCCCGCAACGCTGGCGGCGGTCAAGAGAGCTTTACGTTCAACGCCAGCAACATCCCCGCGGTGATCGCCAACTGCCGCAGGCAAGCGGCCCGGGCGGCCGTGGCGGCTTCCTCGAACGGCCCCTGGCAAGTTTCCACCGTCAAATACGTGCGGCCCACAAGCTGATGAGCAAAGCAACCGATGACGCGTTCGCCGAAGCTGGCGAGTATGAAACCATGCCCTCGTGGTTCGGCTCCAAGCGAAGTTGGGAATCGGCCGAAACGAACCGGCTGAACTCGGCCCACTGGTCGAAAGCCGACGATGCGTCCATCAACGTGTGGCTGCAGGACCAGCTCGAAACGCTGCGTATGCGGGCCATCTACGAATCGCGCAACAACGGCATTATGCTCGGCATGCAGTCGACCCATGCCGATGACATCGTCGGGCAAGACGGCCCGACGCTGCAGGTGCAAAGCGACGACGACCGCTACAACACGGCGCTGGAGCGCACCTGGCAGGACTGGTTTGCCGCTCCGACGACCAGGCCGAATGTGAGCGGGGCCGCTTTGTTAAAGTTGTGGATCCGCAACCTCTGGAAATGCGGCGAGTTTGTCGGCCGCATGGTGACCATGCCGGGAGCAGACGGGCCGGTCGCCCTTCGGCTGTGGCCCTGCCATCCACGGCGATTGGCCACGCCGGCAACGATGGTCGGCAATGATTCGATCGTCATGGGGATCCAATTCGACGAGTACAGTCGGCCGGTCCGCTATTGGATCGATGACCAGGTCGGCATGGGCACCAACGGGGCTCCGCAAAGCAGCACGCCGTATCCGTCCGATTTGGTGATCCACGAATTTGTGCTCGAAGAAGAGGACCAGGTCCGGGGGGTGCCCCTCTCTGCCACCGGGCTGCAGACCGCCGCGGATCTGCGCGACTATGACGACCAGGTGCAAGACGCGGCCCGGCAGATCGCGGACCAGTCGGCGCTGCTTTACACGGACCACCCCGACGCGGATTTCTTCAACATGCCGGAGTCGGCAGAGATCGAGCGCCGCAGCATCCGGATGGTTCCGGCCCGCTTGGACGTGACGACCTATCGCCGCGCGACCGGTTGCATCCAGGCCTGGCTGAGCGGATCGGAGCGGTCCACTGGCGCCCTGAACCGGCTTGTTGACGAAGTCGCCAAAGAAGGCCGCTTTTCGGTCCCTGCACTGCGCCGCAGGCCCGAGCGCGTGGCCTATCTTTGGACCTGGCCACAGCTCGATGATGTCGAGCCCTACAAGACGGCCAAGGCAAACGAAACGGACTTGACCACCAAGGTCAAGACGCTCACTGAAATTCTGGCCAGCAAAAAGAAAACGCTCTCGCAGCACATCGAGGAACTACGCCGCGAGCGCGAAGCGTTCGAAGAAGCTGGCTTGCCGCTGCCGGAATGGATGAACGAAGCCAACCAGGTCGCCGAGGCGGCCATGCTGACGGAGGCGTGACGATGAAACTCTCGGCATTTTACGACGGCCAACGCGACGAGCCCGCCAGCCAGGACCGCCGCGAACTGCCGACACGCAGCATGCACGTCCGAGCCGAAACGGTCGACGTGGACAAGCGGACCGTCCAGGCCACGCTGGCCACCGATGCTCCGGTGGAGGTCTACGATTGGCGGCGCGGCGAACGCGTGCAAGAAATCCTCCGCACCGACGGCGTGCAGCTCCCAGACAGGATCCCCGTGCTGGAGGCACATGATCGCTGGTCGCTGGATTCCGTTTTGGGCTCGGCGATCGACATGCGGACCGAACAGGGAACGCCCTCCGCGATCGCGGGCACGCTCAGTTTTGCCGACAGCGATGAACGCGTCGAGCGGATCTGGAACAAGGTCCGCCAGGGGCATCTCCGCGACGTGTCGGTCGGCTACCGGGTGAACGAATACACGGACATCGCCCCGCGGACCACAGCCAAAGTCGGCGGGCGTGAATACACAGCGGGAGAATTGCGGCTGCGAGTCGCTACCGCGTGGCAGTTGCGCGAGGTATCGGTGGTTGCGTTTGGGGCCGATGCGAACGCGAAAACAAGGGAGTCCCATTCTTCAAAAGGAGCAATGACTATGCCTCCAAAACTGAGAAAGTACCTCGAATCTCTGGGCATGCGAGCCGAGGCGACCGATGCCGAAGCGTGGCAGTACCTGGCTGGCCTGGAAGGCGAGCAAATGGACACGGCCCGCAGCGTGCTCGTCGGCGATCATCCGGATGGCGGTAACAACCAGCGGTCCGATCCTGCGAATCCGCCGCCCGCTGCCGGTGATGGCGGCGATGGTGGCGACGGCGGCGGCGACGACGGCGGCCGCAACGAGCCCGCTGCCGGCAACCACGAAACGCCGCCCGCGCAAGACGATCCGATCGCTGCCGAACGGGCCCGCGTCCGCGAAATCCGCGAACTGGCCCGCGCCGGCAACGGCGACGTTCCCGAGGACATGCTGAACCGGGCGATCGACGAGGGCATGACGCCGGACCAGGCCAGCCGCTTGTTTCTGCAATCGGCCCGCAGCCGCAGAATGTTCGACACGGGGCAGGCTCCGGCTGGTCATAGCCACTCTCGTGAAGCGAGCACGAATGT